CGGTATGAATCCAGATGACGCACCAGAGCACTTAAAGAACGCACTGACAAGAGACTATTCTGGTTTAATAAAAGCTATTGATAAGAAAAAAGGTAAATAATGGCAAGTGCAAGAGAAAATGATTTAAACCCAGATATTTTCATTGGTTTAAAACTTCCCTTCAGCAGAGATAAATCAGGTTTGTTTGGTAGAACACAAACAACATTAGAACAAGCTGGTTCTAATATAAAAAACCTTTTATTAACTGCTAAAGGGGAACGAGTAATGCAACCTGACTTCGGTTCTCGTTTAAGAGAATTATTATTTGAACAATATACAGAAGATTTATCATCAAGAATACAATCAGAGATACAAGAAGCAATATCCACTTGGTTACCTTACATTAATATTTCTAATGTAAATATAATTCAATCAGATGAAGACCCTAATACAACTAATGTTAGTATTGATTTTGCATTGAACTATGAACCAGATAGATTTGAAAGTATTACTTTAAACTTTGAAGGAGATTCAGAATCAACAAGTGTTGGTTATTAGGAGTAAACAATGGGATACGAATTAACAAGTAAAAAGAAAAATAAAGAAGTAAGATATTTGAATAAAGACTTTTCTCAATTTAGAAATAATTTGATTGAGTTTTCTAAACAATATTTTCCAAACACTTATCAAGACTTTAATGAGTCATCACCTGGTATGATGTTTATTGAAATGGCATCTTATGTAGGTGATGTTATGTCATACTATGTTGACTCACAATTTAAAGAATCTTTGTTAGGATATTCAGAAGAATTAAGAACACTTTACTCAATGGCTCAATCATTTGGTTATAAACCAAGATTGTCCGCACCTTCTACAACAAAATTAGAATTTTTCCAATTAGTTCCATCAACTGGGGAAGGTAATAATGTAGCCCCAGATTACAATTATGCATTAAATATTAAAGCAGGAACAAGAGTAGAAACTTCAGACGGAGTAGTATTTAGAACAATCGAAGATTGTGATATGAGATATGAATCATCAAGGTCAAAAAGAGAAACAGAAATATTTGAAAGAGATTCTGAAACAGATACACCAACTTATTGGTATATTAGAAAAGAAGTAAGAGCACAAAGTGGTAATGTGACTGATGAAGATTTTAGTTTTGGTGGAGCTAAAAAATATGACAAAGTTCTATTATCAAATTCAAATGTAATAGATATTATAAGTTGCACAGATTCAGACGGAAATAAATGGTATGAGGTTGATTCTTTAGCTCAAGATACTATCTTTGATGAAATAGAAAACAATTCAGATAATGACCCAGAATTATCACAATACTCATCTAATGTTCCTTACATATTAAGGTTAAAAAGAGTTTCAAAAAGATTTACAACATTTAGAAGACCAGATGGAAAAACAGAATTAAGATTTGGAGCGGGTATTTCAGATAATGCCGACGAAGACATCATTCCAAATCCAGATAATGTTGGTTCTAACTTACCTGGTTCACCTTCAAAATTATATGAAACATTTGACCCAAGTAATTTTTTAAAAACAAAAACTTATGGACAAGCTCCTTCTAATACATCATTGACAATTAACTATCAATATGGTGGTGGAGCACAAGACAATGTAGCGACTGGTAGAGTTAATAAAATTACCGGTATCACATTTGAAATAGATGAGACAAACTTAACACCATCAGTTGTTAACTTTTCCAAAACATCAGTAAGAGCTTCTAATGTTGAAGCGTCAAGTGGTGGTATGGGAGCAGAAAGTGTTGAAGAGTTAAGAGAAAACATTAAAGCTTATTTCCAAGCACAAAATCGTGCTGTAACTAAAGATGATTATATTATTAGAACTTATGCATTACCTGACAAATATGGTAATATTGCAAAAGCTTACATCACACAAGATACAATATTAGATGAAGAACAACAAACACAACCAAATCCATTAGCACTAAATCTATACATTTTAGGATTAAATACAAATAGACATCTTGTAAATGTAAATGATGCAGTAAAAGAAAATTTAAAAACTTATTTAACAAGATTTAAACCAGTAACTGATGCTGTAAACATTAAAAATGCTTATGTAATCAATATAGGTGTTAAAGCTAATATATTAACAAAAAGTGGTTTTGACCACCAAATAGTTATGACCAATGTTAACCAAAGAATAGCAGAATTTTTTGATGTAGATAGATGGCAAATAAATCAACCAATCATAATATCAGAATTACAAACAACAATACAGAATGATGTTGAAGGAGTATTATCAGTATTAGATATTACAATAACAAATCAAGATACTTATTCATCTACAGCGGGTTATAGTGGTAATAGATATAATATATCATCTGCACTAAGAAATGGTATAGTGTATCCAGCTAAAGACCCAAGTATATTTGAAGTTAAATTACCAAACACAGACATAACAACAGCAGTTGACGGAGGAGAAGGATAATGCATTTATTTGAATTCGCAGAAAAAGACTCAACACTATACGAAGGTAGTGCTACTCAAAGTAGAAATACTGGTTTAGATGAAATATTAGAGGTTCGTAAAGATATGAACGCAGATGGTTCAGTAGTAAATGTATCAAGAGCGTTAATTAAGTTTAATACAACTAATATATCTGAATCAGTTGTAGCAGGAACTATTCCTGAAAACGCAAGATACTACTTAAATTTATATGATGCTAACTCAAAAGAATTAACAACAAGTCAATCATTGTTTGCTTATCCAGTAAGTCAATCTTGGGTTCAAGGTGATGGAAGATTTTTTGATAGTCCAGCAACTACCGAGGGTTGTTCTTGGAGATATCGAGACGGAGAAACAACTGGAACACAATGGATTAGTGGTTCAAACAATACAGGTGGAACTTGGTATCAAGGAAGTGGTTATGAAGCATCTCAATCATTCAACCACGAAACAACTGATATGAGAATGGATGTTACAGATATTGTAACTAAATGGTTAAGTGGTTCAATAGCTAATGAAGGATTTATTGTAAAGCGTTCAGGTAGTATTGGTAATACTTCATCTTCATTAGACGAGGGAAGTACCGACAGACTTGGAAATTTCGCATTCTTCTCAAGAGATACACACACAATTTATCCACCAAAGTTAGAAGTTGAATATGATGACTCTTCGTTCAACACAGGTTCATTAGTAACATTAGACTCAGACGATATTGATGAAGTTACAGTTTATATGAAAGGTTTACGACCAGAATATAAAGAAAAATCAAAAGTTAAATTCAGAGTTTATGGTCGTGAAAGATTTCCAACAAGAACTTATTCAACGAGTTCTCAAAATCTAACGGTAAAATTTATGCCAAGTCAAAGTCAATATTCAGTTAGAGATGCTCTAACAGAAGATACAATAGTTCCATTTTCATCTGGTTCGTATTTGAGTTGTGATGGTAAAGGAAACTTTTTTAGAATGGACTTAAATTCATTTCAACCAGAAAGACACTATCGTTTTCTTTACAAAGTAGTAAGTGGTAGTGGAAACACGAGAGTAGAACACATTGTAGACAATGACCATATATTTAAAATAACGAGGTAACCCGATGCCTTTCACGGAACAAGAATTACAAGACTATCAGTTTTATTTACAACTAAAACAAGAACGAGATGCAAGATATCAAGACTTTTATGATAAAGCTAAATCTGAATCAGATTCCGATACAAGAAATCATTTATTAGTAAAAGATACCAATACCTTGTATAGTTTTGAAGATATTGATGAAGAACGAAGAAAAGAAGCACCATTTGGTAGAATTGGTAGAAATGACGACAATCATTATGTTTACAAAGTAAATAGATATCCTGTCTTTGAAAAAGGAGAAAAATTAGAAAGTGTAATTGATACAGAAATCAATAGTTTAATTCCATTAGCTCCAAGTTTACCAACAATAAGATTATATGAAGCACCAAATAATAATGTTTTATCACCACAAAAAGACGGAGTAGAATTTACATTACTATCACCTTCAAGAGAAGAACCTAATGTTAGAACAAACGGGTATACTATTGATTTAGTCAACGGAGATATAGTTGGTTATTTTGATTGGAATGATAATGAAGGTTTTGGTTTAAATTTGTGGTATTTAGAAGAAAATAGAAAAAGAAGATTTCCTACAATGAGAATTTTTAAATCTTATATTGGAACTTTTATTAGTAGATACTATGAATCAGAAATTATAATTGCACATCAAGGAGACTTAGAAAATATTTTAAACGGAAAACCAATGCAATTCAATGTGAGTTAATTAATATGACATTAGAACTATCAAGATTAAAACCAAACGACTATGAAATTTTAGATTCAGGTAATTACAGAATACCTGGTAAAGTAACAGGTGTTGACTCACCAGAATTTGGACTAGCCGTTACTGACTATATTGAAATGGTTATATCAACACCAACCGGAGTTTTTTTAGATTCGTTTGTTATTGCTAGAGGTAGTGAATGCACTCAATACAAAGCTTTAGATGAAAACAACGAACAGATTTTTAGTATAAATCCTGGTATTTTTATGAGAGAAAAAGGATATTTTTCCGGAGAATATAATATTGAATTTAATTTTTTACGAGAAGTAGCTGGTTCCGAACAAGGTGTGTTAGTTGATAAAGAAAACAAAATATACAACGGAACTTATTTTGTAAGTAATAAAGGTTTAATTTATAAAGGTGGTGAAGTAAACATAGATGAATTAGAAAAAGATGAATTTTTACTAAGAGAAAAAGATTACAAATTTTATGTTGATGAAATATCAGCAGACAGAACAGAAGTTAGATTAGCAACTTTACCAATTAAAAGTGAAAGATACAATACAGAATTTAAAGGATTAGGTTCTGATGAAATTGTTTTAGATTACAAAGAAACACTACAAGACATTGGTGATAAACTATTCGAAATACCAAGTTTACAATCAAACACATTACCACAAAATATTATTGGTGGTGAATTAGTTATTAGAGATGCATATAAAGTTCCAGGATTAAATATTACTGACAAGACATTTGATGCGTTAGTAGGAATAGAAGCAGACACTAATCATAGACAAGGTATTACTGGATTACATACTTATGGAATGTCTTTAAAAAATGTTTCACAAGCTGTTGAAAACCAATTAAAATCACCTGGTTGGGCTAACAAAAGACTACATAGTGCAGTTTATGGTGGTGATAATGATTATTACAAAAACACAACAACTCAAAACTTTTTTGGAGATTCTGCTGATGGTGGTAAAAGAAGTAGTAGACAAGGGTATGATACTGAAACTATTAAGCGTCTTGTAAATAATGATGATAAGAATGAATTAAGAAATCTTTTATTTCGTGACATAGGAACTGGTATAAATCAAGTTTATAAATTTGGTGATATGGCTCAAACTTTTATAGATTTAAAAAAAGAAAACCCTGATGATAGATTTTATGGTGGAGCTGCTATTATCGGTTGGACTTCGTATCGTAACTATGGTTTCCCATTATGGATTCGTTGTAATTCACCAGAATTAGCTAAATTTATATCTGGTGATGGTTTAAATACATCAATAACCATTAGAGTATCTGGTAAATCAACCACAACAGATGAAAGTGGTCAACACAGGACATATGATGTTGAAGAATATAACATTGATTTTGCAGGAGAAAATTCATTTTTCAAAATACCACGACATAGTAATTATCAAAGTAAAAATAAAGTAGGTGGTAATAACCAAGATGATATTCAAGGTGCAGTATTTGATATGGAAATGGATTTTAATGTAGAGTTTAGAGATATAAAAAGAACTTATACTATTTCAAAACCTTCTATATTTTGTGTTGTTCCTGATGACCATAGTGGAAAATCTAAACAACATATAGAAAGTGGATTCAATAATAGTGCTGGTGGAGATGATTAATGAGTATGTTTGAAATTAAATACGGCCCTAAATGGAGTAATGAAAATGGACTTCAAATTTTCAATGTTAGTGATACCAATAAAACAGCAGAAATCACTATAAAAGAAAATTGGAGTGAAATTCCTAATGGAGCATATTCACCGAATATAACCAATGTAAAATGGAATATAACAGGAGATGATGGAACAACACTTGTAAATTACTCACCAGTCGGAAAGAAAAAAATTAAATTTAATTTAAGTAAACAAGATGTTGGTAGTTATACCGCCGAAGTAATGATAGTTTATCAATACAAATATCAAGGAGATGACTTACCAATAACAAGTGAAGTAATAAAAGAAACATCATTTAAAATAGAAACCGACGGAGACGACGGAGATGATGGAAACGAAACTAGTTCTGGTGGAGATGATAGTTTTGCACTTCCATTCAAATCAACAATTACAAATGTTAATACAACAACAAATATAATTACTACACAAGAAGATATAAACAAATCCTCATTAGGATTACCACAAACAATAATTAATACAATAACAGAAACAAAAGAAACCCAAAAGTATGCAATAAAATATGGAGCCGTAGATTATCAAAATTTAAATGTGTTGTTAAACACTAGTGGTGTAAAAACTATGATAACCAATACAGATATTGATGTTGAAAACACACCAATAGACCCGTATTCAGTAGTATTAAAATTATATGAACCATTATCAAATGATGTTGGGGTAAAAAATAAAGTTAGTGTTGTTAAAGAAATGGCAGAACCTATTCGTGAAACTATACGATTAGCTCCATTTAACGACGCGGATTTAGGTGATAGATTTTTATATGAAGCAGATGACAAGTCTATTGATTACATAAATAATTTAAGAACAAGAAGATTAAGTTTGAATGATACTTTAACTTCTGACAATTTTATCTCTAGTTCTATAAGAGATAATATTCTAAGTGGTAGTGTTTCTGCAGAAGTAAATGTTGATTATAATGATTATGGTAATTTTTCTATATTTGGTTCAGCTCAAAAAAGATTAGAAAATTTTAGAACAAAATTAGTAGACTATGAGTTCTATTCAAAAGAAAGTGGTTCATTAACCGCACAAACAGCTAGTGCAGTATTTCAGTCTGAAATTACTAGAAACGAAGAATTTAAAAGAGATATTACTAATAACTTTGACCATTATGAAAAGTATTTATTTTACGAAAGTTCATCATACTCTACTTCTTCATTTGGATTAGGATTTGATACAAGTTGGCCAAAAGAAAATTCAACAAAACCACACAATGTATTAAGTGTATCTGCATCAGCCGCTACAACTTGGTATAATAACAATTCAACTTCTGCTTCTATCTATGACCAAAACAATCCAAATCGTTTAATCAATTTAATTCCAGAACACATCAAGAGAGATTCTGAAAATCAACCATTCTTAGACTTCTTAGATATGGTTGGACATTATTATGATAACATATGGGTTTATGTAAAAGCAATGACCGATACATATGATAGACGAGAGGATTTATCAGAAGGATTATCAAAAGATTTAGTGTGGACAATTTCAAATGCATTTGGTTGGAAACAACCATCAGGAACTGAAATAACAGAACTACATAGATTAGTAACTGGACAATATTTGAGTGGTTCATTTGGTTCAGAAGAATATAAACAATATTCAGAAACATCAGGAAAAGAAATACAACAAGAAATTTGGAATCGTGTATTAACAAGTATGCCTTATATTTTAAAAAATAAAGGAACAAAAGAGTCAATTCAAGCTCTTGTTAATGCTTATGGTATTCCACCAACAATTTTAAAAGTTAGAGAATATGGTGGTTCAGATAATAAAGATTATCAACCAACATTTGAAACTCAACAAAGATTTACTAGAGCGTTAGATTTTAAAAATAGTCAACATATCCAAACACAATGGAAAGAAACTTCAGGTAGTTTACGAACACCAGATACCATTGAGTTTAGATTTAGAACTACATCTGGTTCTAATCAAGTATTGGTAGCCAAAGATGATAAATTTGCAGTTAGATTACTTGACGAAGGTTCAATATCAGATAATAAAGGTAAAGTAGAATTTTTAATTACAAGTTCACTAGGAACAGCAAGTGTTACTTCATCTTTATTCCCAGTTTACAATAATGAGTTTTGGTCAGTTGGTATAACTAGAGAATCAAGTAGTGGTTATAATACAACAGAAGACAGAACATTAGAATATAACACAACAAGTAGTATGAAGTATAATTTATTTGTAAAACAATATGAATCTGGTGTGGGTAGAATATTATATGATTCATCAACATCAATGACATTAAGTGGTTCAACCGCTTTAACAGGGTTAACTTCATCATTACAAAACGGACAATGGACTGCAAGTGGAGACATATTCTTTGGTTCAACTGGTTCATTTGGTGATTTGGGTGTAGAGTTTACAGGTTCTTTACAAGAAATAAGATATTATAACTCACCACTAACAGAATCAGCATTTAACAATCATACAAGAGCTCCAAAAGCAATTAATGGTAATCACGCATCATCATCATTTACAGATTTAGTATTTAGATTAAGATTAGATGATAATAAAAATTTATCAACATCACCAACTTTAAGTAATATAGCACCAGACCAAAAGTTATTTGCTAACTCTGACGGAGCGTTTGAGTCAGGTAGTGCAGTTGGATTTACCACAAATACATTTAGTAATGTAGAACAAGAAGAAAAAACTTTATTACCAAATATTGGTATGGGTAGAAAAACAAATTCAAAAATTAGAATTGAACAAAATTATGTCCCAACTGGTTCAGACGGGATAATAAGACTTAGTGCAGAAGAAAGTATTGAAAAAGGTAATTTAGATACAATGCCAAAAGATTCTAATAGACTAGGAGTATTCTTCTCACCAACAGATGTTGTTAATCAAGATATTATTGAATCTATTGCAGATTTAGATATTGAAGAAGAAATAGCAGACCCAAGAGATGAGAAAGAATTCTTTTATAGAGGGTTAAAAACTTTAGCAGATTCATACTTCCAAAAATACACAGGAACAAATAGTTTCTGGGACTATATGAGATTGATTAAATACTATGACCAATCTATATTTGAACAAATTAAAAAGGTAACACCTGCTAGAGCCAAAACAAGTTATGGTGTAATAATTGAACCGACTATTTTAGAAAGGTCAAAAAATATAATTTTAAGAGATGAATCATTTGAAAATTTACATAGAGAGGGTGAAATAAATGTTGGATTGTTAGAAGCTACACAATCACTAAACAGACCAGTTATGTCAATAACTTCATCAAGACTTGATTATAATGGAACAATATCAGAAAGTTTCGCATACGAACCATCAACTTATTTGTTAAAAAGTGCTTCACTATCATCTTCACTAGGATTTACAGAAAGAAGATATTTAGAAGCTAATGTAGAATATGGTTCAAGGTTGTATATGTCTTCAAGTAGAGTAACTTTTACACCACAACTTTCAAGTAGTAGAATTTATTCACCAGACATATTTTTTACAGAAGCAGTTTCAACATTTGTATCGAGTTCAAGAGAACACCCTACATTAGAAGAAATAGAAATACATTATACAACTGGTTCATCACTTGGATATTTATCACCAAGATTAGTTGACCAAGCTCATTATTCAAGTTCAAACTTTGTAGCATATTCTTCATCACTTAAACCTGCTAGAGTCCAAAGACCTACTGACTACATTAGTGGTTTAAAAAGAGGATATCAAGGAACAAAGAATACAAGAAAAACAACAACAGACGGACAATTACCATTTATAGTAAAATCATCACCACAAACTGCAATAATTTCTACGAAAGGTAGTCAAGACACTGGTGCAGGAACAGGTGGTAAAAGATTAGAAGTTAGAAAAGTAGGCAGTTAGTAATTAATTTAATTAAAAATTTTATTTTCATATATTTATAGATGACACCAAAAAGTTTCACAAAATGAAAATTCAAAATCAAAACACAATAGGAGTATTTTAATGGGAGTTTTAGATAACACATCCGTAACAGTAGACGCGATACTAACAAAAAAAGGTCGTGAAAAATTAGCGAAAGGTGAAGGACAATTCAGAATAACAAAATTTGCATTGGGAGATGACGAAATAGATTATAATCTATATGATGTCACACACCCAAATGGTTCTAATTTTTATGGTGAAGCTATAGAAAATATGAATTTATTAGAAGCAGTTCCAGACCAAAATTTATCATTAAGATTTAAACTAACTGATATAGTCGGTGGTTCAGGTGGTGGTGGAGGTTCAACAGGAACATACACTATAAGTTTAGCTCCAACACAAACTACACTTGATGACCAAAGAACATCAGTAAGTGTTACTCCTACAATAACAGGGTTTGATGGTGCACTTAGTTATTCAGTCACAACTAGTGGAGATTCAAACATAGGAGCATATTTAGATTTTAGTATTAATGCTACAACAGGTGTTCTTACAATTACAAGAACAAATGCACCAAGTGTATTGAAAAATTATAACTTTACAATTTTAGAAGAAAACACAACACAAGAAGCAACAGCCAGAATTTCAATTCTGCCAGTAGGTTTAACACAATAGGAGACAATTAAATGGCATTCGTATCATTTGACCAAGAAAACGATATCATAACGGAAGAAGAAGTTAAATTAACTTCTGGTATATGGTCTGAAGGAGCAGGAACCTTAACAAGTTTTCACACATCATCAGTTCAATCATCTTCAAACGGACAATACTTTTTACAAGTTTATAATAAGGTAGTTTCTGATACAACATCAGCTCCACAATTTGCAATCCTATACGGACACAAAGCAGGAAGTGGTTCATTAGGTAAACCTGGTGTAGCTGGAAGAAGAGAAACAGCAACTGTATATGGACAGATGTTAAATTTAACTCAACCACCAGAAACAACAGAATTTACTTTTGGACAAGGAACATCAGCAGTTTCTCAACAAATTTATGCTTTATCATTTGATAGAGCTCGTTCAAGAGAAAAAGTTGACCCAGGAAATTGGGAATTACAACTAGCTGGTGGACAAGTAAATTCATCAAATAAAAAAACAATTAAACTTATTGATGATAGTTCCACAAATACAAACCAGTATAATGGTGCAGGAATAACAGAATACAACATTGTTTCTGGTTCTATACAAGGTGGTTCAACATCTATTCATAAAGCGGCAGCTTCTGAAGGAACTGATAGTGGTTCTTTTGGTAAATTCTATCCAGACTTGGGTGTTCTTATTGTAAACGCAACAAGATTACAAGTTAGTGATTTAGGAGACCCAACAGACGCTGTTGGTGGTGCAGGGCCAAATAGGTCAGCATTGTTTGAATTGGGTAGAACAGCTAATGGTAGTTCAACGGGTGGTAGTTACACAGGTTCAAACACATTGTTTAGTCCAGCTTCACATAGTTTACATAGAATGTATCACGCTATTTCATCTGGTTCATTATTCCAAGCTCGTAGAGAAGAAGAAGTAACTTCAACACACTACTTTTGTAGAGCTATAAATAGTAGATTTAATAAAAGTAATAACCCAACTTGGTCGAGTGGTTCATCAAATGAACCATTGGAAATATTCAGAGATGGTAAAGAAAAAACTTACATTACAAGTGTGGGTCTTTATGATGATTCAAATGAACTATTAGCTGTAGCAAAATTAAGTCAACCAATTCTAAAATCAAAATCAAGAGAAGCACTTATTAAAGTTAAACTAGACTTCTAATAGGGTATATCAATAATGGGTATCTACAAAACATTAAACCCGGAAGATGTATCACTTAGGTCGTTTCAAGTTCATAAGAAATTTACATTCACAAATAACGATAGTGGTAGTGGAGTTTATGGACTTCGTGCAATAAGTGGTAGTAATTATAATTTCAAAACTAATTCATCTTCTACAATATCTCAAAGTTTCGGAGAACATAATTCCCTTTCTGCCTCACTAGGAAAACAACCATATATCGCTACATATTATAGTGTTCCACTTTGGAATATGATACACAGAAAATTTTATTTCGATATCAATGTAGCTGATGCTCAATATGTAGATAGTGGACATTGGGGAAAATCAAGTGCTCCAGCGGACACACAAGGGACAATTGAAAAACCCTTTCAATCACACAAAATTTATCAATTTGCTTCAAGACAACTAAATGGTAATGCATCAATCATTACTATTCCGAGAAAATTCTTTGGTGAAGAAATAAAACCAAAATCAATAACAATAACCGACAATAGCACAGACACTACTAAAACATTAGTAGATGACGGATTGGGTAATATTTATGATAATACTTATTCTTCATCCTTTGCTGTAGCATCCGAGTCATTTGGACCAGAGGGAAGTAGTATGACAGGTAGTATTGTTGGTAATGTTATGTATGGTCAAGGACTAATTGTCATAACAGAAACAGGTTCTTACAATAGAGTTGGTTCAACAAGTGGTTCAGATGGTTGGAGTATCAATTTTAAATCAACACAAACAATTTATGAAAGAGAAGTATTTTGTAATGTTGATAGAGGAGAATTTTTAGGATTAAAAAATCCAACAGCTTATCCAGGAAATAGTGGTAGTTTCTTTATACCAGAAGGATTGTTTAGTGGTAGTTATTCAACAGGTCATAGAAACATATCTACTTTATTTCCAGCAAGTTCTTCATTTAAAACAAAAGAAGTTACAGATAATTTTTCAGGAGAAACTTATCTAACGAACAAACAATATTCTGGAACAGGTTCATACCAAGATTTTGTAACAGGTTCAAATTTCGCACCATATATTACTACTATTGGTTTGTATGATGATAATAATGATTTATTAGCGATTGGTAGATTAGCCAAACCAGTCAAGAACGACAAAGAATTGAGTATTGGTTTTATACTAAGATTTGATGTATAATAAAATAAGTTTCACATATTTATATTATAGGGAGATGTAAAAAAAATGAAAAGAATTCATCAAAAATTAAATCGTAGTATTAGAGAAGATGTGAATATACCAGTAAAAATTGGTGACACTATTTTAACAGGTAGATTTAAAAATAAAAAAACCGTAGTCAAATCTATTGATAAAGATGAACACGGAATGCCAACAATCAATGGTAGAAAAGTTGTAACATTTAGGATACCGGTAAAAGAGTCATCACAAGTAACAAATGCTAAAGGAGTTAAAGGTTATTCTTCTTTTGTTGAATTAGGGTTTGAAAAAGAATACTACAAACATATGGAAAACATACTCACTAGAAATGGTGAAACAATGATTTTAAATGAAGGTATCAAAGACCCAGGTATTTTAAAAGCAGTTTTCTTAGCAGGTGGGCCTGGAAGTGGTAAAACTTGGGTAGCTAAAGGTCTATTTGGAATACCGGAAAGATTAAATATATCTCAAACCGGTATGAAAATGGTCAATACAGATAAAGAGTTAAAGTTCTTATTGAAGAAATATGGATTCGGAACTGACTTAGACGCATTACCAGATGAAGTATTTAAGAATCTTACAGGTGATGGACCAGACTCGAGTGGTTTAAGAAGTTATGCTAAAGAATTAACCGGTGTGAGAAAAAAATTATATCGAAATGGAAGACTTGGTATGATTATTGACGGAACTGGTGATGATTATGCAAAAATATCAAAAGAGAAAAAAGAATTAGAACAAAAAGGATATGATTGTTATATGGTATTTGTCAACACTACTTTAGAAGTAGCACTTCAAAGAAATAAAAATCGTGATAGAGTTCTACCGGAAAAAATCGTTGTTGATTCACACAGAGAAGTTATAAAAAATATTGGTGGTTTTCAAGGATTGTTTGGTGGTGGTAACTTTATAATTATTGACAACAACAAAGATTTATCACCAAAACAAGCACAAAAAAGATTTAATATGTTGGTTAAAAAAGGAATATCTAAATTTATTAAAAAACCAATAAAAAACCCATTAGGTAAATCTTGGGTAAGGAAACAAAAAATTTGGTTAGGTGAAAGCTATACAGAAAAATTTTGGAATTTTGGAAAACAAATGTTATTAGAAAGAATAGATTTTCAGCAAGTAGCTAAACAAATAATGAGAAAATATAGAATTACTTCAAAATTAGAATTTAGTCCACGAGCAACAAAAGGTGATTACGACTTTGATAGAGATATTATAAAACTAAGACCTTTGTATAAAAGTGTTCAAGATTTTATGATAACTTTATTACACGAAATTTATCACGCTATGGATAGTAAAAAATATGGTCGTAAAAAATTTGTTAAAATGTATACACAAGCTGGACAAGAACAAGAAGATAAAGGTAAAGATTTCCACGACAGTAATCCATTTGAAATAAGAGCTGAAAGATGGGCTAGACGAGAGTGGAGAGGAAAATGGAAACATAGATTAAGAAAAAAATAATTGATTTTGAAGAAGTTCAGTTATATTTATTATTGGTTATGAAAACGAGAAGTGCTAAAAATAAAGGTAAAAGGTTACAGAATAAAGTCCGAGATTTAATCTTGGAGAAATTCACACAATTAGAACCAGACGATGTTCGTTCAACTACTATGGGAGATAGTGGTGAAGATGTTCTATTATCACCAGCCGCTCGTAAATTGTTTCCATTTGCGACAGAATGTAAAAATCAAGAGAAATTAAATATATGGAGTTCTCTTGAACAAGCCGAAACAAACGCGGGAAAACACATACCACTATTAATATTTAAAAGAAACAGAAGTAAGACCTACGCGGTTTTAGAATTTGGAAAGTTATTAGAGTTATTAGATGAAGATAGTGAATCTACTCAATAGAGTATTAAAATCACAAGGACAACAATTAACAAAAGAAAATGAGTATATGTGGTGGAGTCCATTTGTTAATCATCACAAACCAAAATTACAAATAAATATAAAAAGTGGAAAATGGCATTGTTGGGTGTCTGGTCAAGGTGGACACAATCTTTTTCAGTTATTTAAAAAACTTAAAGCCTCCAAAAAAGAATTTGGTGAACTAAAAGAATTATCAGATGATTTTGTTACATACAAATATGTTCCAGATACAAAAACAAATAAAG